CTAGGACTTTACCTGTAGAGGTTCTTAAGACTGACTCTATAAAATCCGCACTCTGACTTGTGATGGTTGCGGCCCCAGACGGGTTAGCAATCCTAGCACTAAAAACATTCTCAACACTAGCCGAGTCGGTGCGATTTTTTACCACTACGCCTTGGGATGTGTTTGACCATCCGGCTATGGGTACTCTGAATTCCCACGATATACTATTTCCACCTGCAATATCGTTAGCATTATTATTGTCAAAAACGGTACTAAACGAGGGAAGAGTTCCGTAAAAAACCTTGCTCGGATTACCTTGTTCAATATGTAAAATACCGCCACCGTCATAATGTCTTTGACCGGCCTCTATTCTAGTCAATGTTCCGACCATATTCCTTCTATTCGATGGCTCAGGTAGTTTGGTAAAGTCACCAAGAAGTCCACTAGGAAGAGATATAGCCAATGCGCCTCCAAGAGGGGAAGTAACCGTTGCCCATCCTGTCGCTATTAAATCACTGCCGTCCCTTTTCCATTTCGCAACAACATTAGTTCCTGTGAAATTATCAAATACGGGGGTATAGCTTTCCCACTCACTACTAGCATAAATATCCGTAGGGGCAAGAGGATCAACGACGAGTTGAACGTCATCGAGTCGAAGCGTTGTGTTGTTGTTGGCAGTATCGGCGACAAGAAAGAAATCAATACTTGCCGTATCTGTTGCCGAGTTGAAATATAAACAATGTTCTTTCGGTTCAGTCGAAGCTGTTATACCTACGGAACCTAAGAAAGCTAAGTTAGTATTGTCAAAAACTCTGAATGAAAACTCGTTATCATTTCCATCCCATTCAGTATAAATACAAGCACCAAGGAACTTTCCCTTCGCTTTAATGGGGAGAGTATAAGCGGAAGAACTACAACCAAAACCGTCAGTCGTTGGCGTTGCCCCTTGGTCAATGTCGATAGAGTTTAGATCATTAATAGGACTTGTTGTTTCGTCAGTCGCCGTTAAGTTAGCTCCACACGTAAAGTCAGAGGCCTTAATAGCGCTCTCATAAGTCTCTTGGATAATTATGTTCTTAGTACCTGCACCGCCGCCGAGGTTTCCCCAGGCCGATCCGTTGTAGCCCTCGAATCCTGAGTTATCCGTGTTGAATCGTATTGGATAATCGCCTGCGGCTACCGTAGGTCTGTTACCTGAAGTCCCATCTGGTAAAAATAAGCCACCAGTACCAGACATACGAATATTAGATCCGGTACTAACTGAACCTGAACCAAAAGGGAGTAGCTGAATATCATCACTCCCTCCAGATCCGATATTAGTTATCTCTGCATTTCTAAAATCAAGATCACCAACTTGTAGTTGACCATCAACGAACAAAGTCTTAAGTGAGTCATGATACCAAAGGAAAGAAGCGTCCTCTACCAAACTGCCTGAGCTTGAGTAGATTACTCCTCTGTTAGTAGCGGGAGTAGTCAACGTCGTAGTGGTTTCTAAAGTGTTGCCACTAAGATTCCCTGAGAAGGTTCCGTCAACAGCTCCGACATTGCCTGTGGCCGTGATGCCCACAACGCCTGTCATGTTATTAGAGTCATCAATGAGAACACCTGAATCTTGAATAAGCTTTCCAGTAGCAAGATCGTAGCGGGCAACGGCGTTATCTGTACTTGATGCAGGACCATCAACGGTCTGAGCATCTACTACATCGACGTATGCTTTAATAGACTGCTGAGTGGCCAATCCAGTAGCAGAGTCGGACGCCATGTTATCTTCATCGAGGATATCGTCAGCTTCGACAGTTGAGCTACCAATCTGCAAAGCAGGCTGAACATCAACCGCTGTGGCCGTAGGATCGTTTACCGTAATAATGTCTGTGTTAATAGTTCTTACCGACTGAGCGATAATAACCAAGGGTAGCGTAATCCAAACTATCAGGATTAGAGCTAGTGCTTTATTAGATCTTTTCATGTCTTAGTTCCTTGCCATTTCAAAATAACGGTCAGAAGTTGAATCGTAAATTAATGTTAGCGTATCATTCGCGCCGAGGAAACAGTCACCTTTAATTAAACACCCTCCTGCAACATCTGCATAAGGTATCTCAAGAACGGCTGCATCACTAACGCCTACCAGTACAATAAGAGTACCATCTGCAGGTGTGGTTGAAAATGGTGCGGTCCCTGTTGTCTGAGCGCCTGCATTGCCCTGTACTTTTAGGGCCTGTTGTATGGAAATAACATTGAGCGTAATCTGCCCTGCGGCCGCTATGGATTGAGTGCCAACAACGGTCAAACCACCGCCTCCTGACACAGCGCCTCCTGGAGTAAAGCCTGCAGTATAATAGTATCCAAACCAGTCTGTGGCCGTATTAGGATATATTAAAACACCAACGCCAATGTCACTTGAGCTGATACTTGCGCCTGCATTAACTGTCTCAGCGCCGTTAGGAACTACTATAATATTGTTTGCTGCGTCAACCGCTTTCAAGAATCCGACCTTCCAAGTGGAGGCCAGGCCTGAGAGAACAGGGAGATTAAACGTAACATCTCCGCCGGTTGAATCGACGACATATAAAGTGGCGTCATCTCCTGAAGTAATTGTCACCGGAGAGTCGCCTGAAGCTACCTGAACTGTAGTTGTGTAAACGTCGAGGGTAGCGGAAAAGTCAGCATCTACGGCACTTGCTGCAGCATTAGTCTCACTGACACCAGCGTTTGTCTCTGCTAGTTCTGCGCCTGTCTGAGCTAGTTCTGCAGCGGCCTGGGCAGCTTCCGCTGCGGTCTGTGCATCACCTGCTGCTACTTCACTGGCTGCAGCATTGGTTTCACTTGTGGCCGCATTACCTGCACTAGCGGCTGCATCAGCAACGGCTTGGAATATTGACGCAGTTGTTGGGCCATACTTAATGCCGTCTTCAGTATCATTAACGGCAATGACCTTATCTGCATTTCCTACGATTGTTGTAGGGAATACTGGATCATAGCTATCTGTAATATCTTTAGGTAGAAATTGAATTGTTCTGCCAAGAATTCTTTCCTGCGCTTTGACCGTCATAGTCAATTGGTCAAGAGATTTCTCAAAAGATACTGGAGCGAATCGACCGAGGTTGGCAAAGCTATTCTCTTGCTTACCTGCAGGAACATACTCAATGATAATAGAGTACGCTGCGTTATCTAAAAGACCTCCACTATCTAACCAAGCCTGATCGGGAAGTGGGTTTCCATTATCAACTAATGTCAATGTGGCACTACCGGACGCGGGCAATATCCCCGAAAGAGTATAGTCAGTAGTGAGTGCTAATGCTGTCAGCACACCTGTACTAACGTCCTCCACGTAGGCCCTAACTTCATTCTCGTTGTGCCTTGGGAAGGTAATACTAAACGTCGCCGAGTTAGTAGTGTACCTGTTAAAAGCTGCTTGACTGATTCCTATTGACATATATTACTCCTGAGTACCTTGTTAGTATATCTTTCCGCGCCTGCTGTAGCAACATTACTGATCTCTAAGTCGCTTTAGTTTCTGCTGATTCCTTCTTTGAATATCTCTGCGGTTTCTCTGCTGTACTGAACTGACACTTTCCATATAATAATTAATGGCCTGACCGACTTCGGAAGTAGGAATACCTGACATTAAAGTAAAGGTATCAAACAGAGATTTCCATTCCCGACCGTTAAGATCTATTCCGTTGAAAGCATCGTCAGCGGCCGACACGACCGTACCTGCGTTTCTAACAAAATTGTCTATTGCAGGAGATAATTGAGGAGAAGTACCCCATTGATCTGTAGCTCTATTAATTAAAGGCATTACAAATCTAGCGCCTATGGGAGAGGTAGTCTCCACTGATTCTTTAATCGCCGAAGTGGCATACTTCATGGCCACCTTCTCCATCTTCTTAGCCCTTCCGTTAGGTGATTCATCTTCATCCTCATCCTCAACGCCGAATAGTGCATCTGTCAGTTCATCTACAAGGTCATTGGCCGCTTGGTTGGCCAGGCCTGGTAGAATCCCCATGTAGATCATAGAGGCAAATAGGAACTGCCCTTTAACAAAAAGGTTTTCATCTACGTTTTGCTCCCTGCCTTCTTGAAGCTGATTGAATTGGGCGACCGGAATCGAAGCAATCATGCTGAACAGTTTCATTACTGGAGTACCAAACTGATAATTACTAATCATTCCTACGTTTGTAGATCCCTGAGTTCTCTCTACAATATCGTCGGCATAAGTCTTAGCATCGTTCTCCGACATATCTAACTCGTTAATTGCTTTGTTATTCGCCGCTGTCCATATTGCCACATCAACGAAGTTCTGCGATATCTGAATAGGAGTAAACGCTAATGACTTAGATTTATTCTGAACATGAGCTACCCATCCGTTCTCTGCTACATCTATCTCAGTGTATTGACGAATCATATTTTCAATATGTCTCTCAAAACGCTCCTCCATTCGAGCAGATCGCATCACAATATTCTTTTTATCCTTCTTAAAGTTAGCAAGGGTTTTAACGTATTGAGAGGCCATTCTCCAAGGGCCAACTAATCTCATGGCCGGAACAATACCAATTTGCTGCTTAACGATTGTCTTAGGAGCAAAGAAAAAGAACTGAATATATGTGTTTCTTATCAACGTCGCTGCGGCCCTATCAATCCACTTGTTAGAAGGCTGACTGAATTGCTGTTGAAGAACTCTATCAAACCACTCAGGAAGCTGATCTTTATAAAAGTCCTCTTCAAACTTAGTGTCAAAAGACTTCTTAACTTGAGGGGTCTTAATGATTTTTGAAAAGTCAGACATAACTTTTCTCATCTTAGCCACTTTAATTTGGTTGTTAAGATGATACATAACCTTACTAATATCGAGGTCAAGAACATCTCTTTTATTAACTGGAGTACGCGCATATCTAAAGCGGGTGTCTTGAGTCGGGATAAACTTAGAAGCTTCAAAACCTGACTTATCTAGCTCAAACCCTGAAGCACCTATTCTTTCAGAAAGACCCCCTGATGTTCTACTCATAATGATCGGAACATATCCGCCTTGATATGTTTTCCAAGGTGTTTTGAAAGATCGCCCTTCGACGGTTCCGATTACATCTCCATCTGTATATCTGATGGAGTTCTTAACCTCAGTGTGATACTTGCCAAACTCATTCCATATAGATTCTACGGCATCAAAGTGGGCTTCGGTCAAAGTCCCTTCTTTAATAAGTCTATCTATGAAAGCTCTCATTTTGCTTTCATCTACTTTGTTCGTTTCAAAGTCCCATTCACCTAGGGCCTTACCGTTATAGTTAGAGAGTAGCAGCTTCTCAGCTCCAGATTCAGATCCCATTAAAGCAATAGCGAACATGATCTCTGGAATACCTCCTTCAAAAGTAGTGTCGAGTTCCTTAGAAGTAATAGGCTTTGCCGATAGCTTCGACTTAGATATTTTCTTAAAAGATTTTATTATATTCTGCTCTGAGTTCTTATATGCAAGTTGATGCTCTGATCCTGATTCAAGAACATCTGTCACTAATTTACCAAGCATAGATTCAGTCCAGGCCTTATCACTTTTATAAAGACCTCTGAGTAAGGAAGGGACATTCCTCGGCGCTCTCTGTGCGCCTACAATGAAACCTTTCGGACCTCTTGAAAGCTTCTTTCTCTTTTTCTTTTTCGAGGATCCTATTTCTTCAGATACAGTGTCGGCCGTCTCTAACGTGTCATATCTCTTTCCGTCAATCTCGACAGCTCTTACCGTTCGGGCAAGTTTAGTTAGTCCTTCAAGCGCCCTGCCGAATTTAAGATAGCTGTCAACAGTTAACTGATCGAAAGATCTCCCTTGTGTACCTATCTCAACTTCTTCGATTATTTCATTAACCGCTTGGATAAGCCCCTCGTTCATCATTACTTGATTATAGAATCCCTGTGGGTTGAAAGAAGGAAGGTCATTAGGATTGGCTTCCGCCGCTTTAACTAAGGTATTTATGAAATCAATAATCTCAATGTCGTATATCGCAGCTAATTTCTTTCTGTTTGTTCTCTTCAATGTCTTAATTAGTGAGTCAATAGACTGAATCTTTTTCTTAGTTTTAGCTCCATCTTGAAAAGCTTTAAAGAAAGCAGCCTGTCTGGCCTTCGCCTTGAAGGCAGCAAGGAAATCCGCTGCATTAAACCTACTCCATGCTAACCTATTTGCTTTATTCGCCTCCCTAAGATGAGACTTCGGATCATACCCTTTCTTTTTAGAGCTTCTTATTATAGTTCTTGACTCGGCTTCAATAGCGTCTTTATCCATTCGACGAGCTACAGTATCAGGATTCTCTCCGAGTTCTTTGGCCATACCAATAACTTTCTTCCCAAGAGTATCTAACTCCATTTTAAGAATCTGGTCTTTTGACATTCCTTGAACAACAGTAATTGCCTCTTCTTGAATCTCCTCATCTGTTTTGAATTGAGGGTCAAGCTCTTGATATATCTGCTCAGCTCGGACCATCATCATTTCCGGCTCTTGTGCCATCTCCATCAATGCAGGAAGGAACTCGTTAGGGTTCTTATATCCTCCTGAGTTCATGACCTCAACTATATCTGCCCCGCCTTTTTTGGCAGGAGATATTAAATGATTAGGGAGAATCTGTTTGGCGACCATTGCTTTCTTAAGATCACCGTCAAACAAAACCTTAGCAAAAGACTCAAAAGATATACGAGGGTCTTTTGCCTCTAGTTTATCCACACCTGCATAGTCCATGTTACGGAGCAGTTTTTTCTTTTTCTCTTTCAGATCTATTCTGAAATCTTCGTATGCTTGCTCAATAGTCCTAGACAACGCTATAGGTTTTAAAGATCCTACCTCATCAAAAGCTCTTTCTCGGACACCATCTTCGAGTTCTCTCCTGGCCGCTTCCTGCTCTCGGACCATTTTTTTGTAGGTCTTAAAATAGGTGTCTCCTAGTAACTTATCGTTGTAATTAGCAATCAGATCCATGTACTTCTGGGTATTGGCCCCAAGTATATTTGAGTCTAAACTAGGTGCTGCTAACATCGGCGACATTGCCCTATCAACTCGAACATCAGCTCCCACAATAGCTTGAAATATTCTATTAACTTTCGGGTCAATAGGGAGAGCATATATAGGACCGTACTGTGATGAATTGTTATACGCAGTTCCGACGAAGGATTCACCAATAGCGGCCATCCATTTTCTCATAGTGTTGAGTGCTGTCTTGATTCTGGAGTTCTCCCACTCCCCTTCGAGAAAATATTTCTCAGTAGTCTGTGACCATGTTTCATGAATACGCATAAACTCTTTAGAATCTAGGAGACCTCCAGATTGATTTCTAAAAGAAGATATGTCTTTAAGTGTATCAAGCCTATAGCCTTTTTCTTTCATGAGATTGTTTATCTCATCCATAGCGTACAGATATTCTTTCTGCTGAAAAGTCATCTTCTCTGGATCCATGCTGTGCAAAGCGTCCCAATCTTCGCCGAGTTGGTGAAGCCAAGAATGTCCTAGCTCATGAAGAATGGTGTTGACAGTGGAGTATATTTTTACCTTATTCCCGTTGCTATCTTTTTGATAATACGGTTGGTTTCTAAAAACAATTTTCCATGATTTACTGACTATGAAGGGGTTGAAGTATCCTAGAACATAGGTCAAGGAATTGCCTTTTATCTTAGGTTTCGCTTCTTCATCCGTCATCTTTGAAAAGTCAATCTCGTTCACAAGATCAGCGACTTTCTTCCCTAATACTTCAGCTCTTTGGTTAAGTGCCTCAAACTGGATATTAACCAATGTCTCTTTTTGAAACTCATTTATAACAGGATTTTTGGCCATGGACTTACGCATCTTCTTGCGAAGAGAGTTATATGCTGGCTCTGTCTCCTCATTGAGAAAAGTCCTCATTCTTATTTCTCTAAGTATAGGACGATCAGGGTCAGCTTCCTCTTCGGGAGCTTGCTCAAACTCTGGGCCTGGCTCCCCTTCAGGAGGGAGAGTACCTTCAGCTTCATCTTGAGGAGCGCCTTCTTCGACTGTTCCATCGGAACCTTCTTGAGATTGTTGCTGCGGGGCAGGTCGAGGGGTAGGCTGGGGGATAATAGGAACGCCTGCCTCTCTGAGTTCCTGAGCGCGTTTAGATAGATCGTCGTACTCTCTTTCAGCGGCCAGATCCTGAGCGTCGCTTTCAAAAGAAGAGAAAGGGTCACTCTCAAATTCAGCTAGTATCTGGTCAGCTTGAAACGCATTGTTTTCAGTCCCTACTCGTACATAGGCAGAGGCCACTTCGTTATCAACAGTGGCCACAATCCATTTCTCTAAAGGGACTTTGAACTCAACACCTTGCTCTAAAGAAGCAAGGTAATCTTGATAAACGACCTCGCCCATTTCCTTAAAAAATACATCGGGATCATATCCTGAAACCTTAAGATACCCCGATATTTCTTTAGCATATATGCCGACTGAATCATCAAGCTCATTTTCCAGATCCTCTAAGATCTTAGCTTCTTGAGTCTTGGTTTCATTCGGAGAGTCTAGCTTGCCATCATCTAGTTTTGTTCTATCAAGCTTACTCAGCTTTTGCTCTGCTTTCTGCTTGGCCGCTTCAGTCTTTTTCTCTTTTGCTTTATTGACTGTTTCTCTTACGAATTCTTCAGTCTTGTTCTTGAATTCTTTAGTCCCTTTGAACTCCCTTACCTTGGCCGTAAGCTCTTTCAGCTTATCATAGTTGCTGACCGCTTGAGAGCTATCATCGACTGTTTTCTTTATCCGTTCAATTTTCTGTCTTGTCTTGCTTTTCCTATAGTCAACTGCGGAGTTGGCAGCTTTCTGTACTAGAGATAAAGGGCCACCTGCTACTGGAGCGACAATCGCCTCCATGAGAGAATCAACTGCTGCCACGGCAAAGGTTTCTCTATTGAGATCACCTACGGACGCAAGAGAAGCGGTAGTGGCCCCTAGCTCTTGACCACCTTCTGCGACAGCTATTTTAACTGCACCTTTACCACCCTTGAGGGCCAGGACACCTGAACCTATAATAGCTTTCTTAGGAGTCATTTTTGTTAGACTCTTTGCTGCTGTCTTAACCCCTGCGGAGGAGAACAGCTTTCCTGCGAACTTGCTTCCAAACATTTCTAAGGCCTGGCCAGTAACACCATACGCCGTAGCCGCTTTCTTGACTTTTGTTTTAAAAGCAGGGTCGGTAAGTATGGCCTCATAGCTTTTTTGCCCTTTATATTTGTCATACTCTTCTTCGACTAATGTACTATATCGCTGAGAGAAAAGAGTAAGTGCGCCGCCGAGGTTTCCTACAGTAACGCCATAAGCATATCCGAGCTTTGCTCCTGCTAAAGTTCCTACTGGCCCAGCTGTAAATGTTCCCGCTATGCCCCCAAGTGTGCCACCGGCTACGCCAATACCTTGCTGAACTAGAAGGTTAGCAAACGTCGATGAGGTTGATTGAATACCTTGGGCCACATACAATTCTGGATACTCAGCATACGCGGCCATTATGTCATAGGCTTCTTTGCTTGTTATCTTTCCTGCTTTATATAGTTCTCTGAATACAGGTATCGCTTTGGTTATATCTTCGTCACGCAACGACCAAAGCTTCTCAAAAGAATCTGCAGCTATATCTACAGCTTCAAGCATATCTTTCTTACTGGCTTCGATAACTTTATTAATCTTATCGGTGGCCACTTGTGGGTCATAGCTATTGAGAACTTTTCTTCTAGCTCTCATATCCTTAAATTGCTTGGCCGCTTCTTTAACGTCGATGGTTCCTGTTTCTAAAGCCAACGGCGTCAGAAGACCTTCAAACTCAAGGGCTGCTTTGTCCATTGCATTAGATAACGGGTTAACCTCCGCCGCTTTAGCCGCTGCTTCAATACCCTTTGCGCCTTCTAAGTCGGAGCGAAGTATGGCAAGCGTAAGCGGATCCTTTCTTGACGTTTCGTATATGGCTGGGAAATCCTCCATTAGATCCTTAGACTCTCGCCTCATGACCACAAAGTTCTCATCTCCATCTGCCTCTAAATCAAGACTGGCTTCTTCCTTAGAAATATTAAGTCTGTCCGATAGACTAGAAGCCCTCTGATCTTGCTTAGCATCGTTAATGTCAGCTATGTCTTGTACATCAGATAGGTTGTCTTGAGCTTCGACTTTTGATTCACTATCTGCAAGTTCCATCAGTTGAGCCATGTCAGGCTGTTGGCCCGGCTGACCCTGTTGCTCTGGTCCAAATTGTTCAGGGGTCAGATCACTAGCTTCGGCCGTAGCGATAAGGCTAGAGATCAAGTTCGACTTGCTTCCCATTCCTGATCGCCAAGCTTCTGCCCTTGCGTTAGCTCTTTCTGTCAAACCATCAAGAACAAACAATTTAGGCTTGCCTGTTTTCGGATCCATTATAAGCTTGCCTGTCTTCTTATCTACTTTCGTTGCTTTATTGGCAGTTCTGAGGAAATTTATTATGTCCTCATCATCACCACTATTTATGCGCTCAAAGAGATTGTATTTTTCATGAGCTTTTTTTGCCCCCATATTATAGATAACATCAATGAGAACGTCCTGCTGCTCCCTAGTAAGGTCTGATCTTTTAAGCCTCTGGTTAATAGGAGCTATGACTTCTTTCGCAAGGTGATTATCGAGCATTTTATCGCCTTGCGCTTCAGTCACTGACTTGATGCTTGGGTCAAACCCTCGCTGGCCATAGGCGATAGCGGGAACCCCTCCGTCATCATAAGGAGTCCTTCTGAAGCCTTCTCTCTTTTTTATATTATCTTTTGCTGTCTCTGAAACGGTTATCATTTTTTGTCCTATTTGCCTGTGTATGGTTTTGTAACATCGAAGTTCTGTCTTAATGCCGTGTCGAGAATCTTCCTTATCTTCTCTCCTGATGCTTCAGGATCTTGAGTAAGAATCGCATTAACCCAAGAAGAGTGAGCGCCGAAGTTTCCGCCTGCTTTTTGAGATACTGAATCAGGCTTTTCTTGTGCCTGCGCTTCTTCGCCTACTGTCTCCTGCGGTGCTGCTCCCTCGACATTAAGCTCCTCTCCGCCTCCAAACTCAAAGCCTAGAAAGCTAGTAGGGGGGGTGACGGTAGTGAGAGACTTATCTGTGTTCAGACGTTTCCATATCTTTTTTCTTATTTCTGTTTCATCGGTCAGGCCTTGTTCAGTTAATTCACTGACAATATCTAAGCTCATTTTTCTAGCTTTGAATTTACTCTGAGCATCTATAAGACCTTTAGACTCCAGCCAAGTATCAACTAAACCTGACGCCACTTTATCGGCGCGTCCACGTATTCTTTCTCTCTGAGAGTCTCCTTGAGTTTTTATTCCTTTCTGGAGATTCTGAAAAAATCTAATGTCCGACCCGCTAAGTTTTGTAAAATGGGAAGCAGGCTTGAACTCCGTGAAATTCGGATCATCTTTGAGGTATCTATCAAACTGAGCATTAAAGAAATCTGCATCAGTCTGAACCTCTCCCGCATTAGCAACATATTTTTTAAGAGCATTTCTTTTCTCGGGGGGAACCTTCATATTCCTAAGCTCTTGCTCAGTAAACATTTCACGTTTTTTAATTTTATCCCCAGCAAGATTATATGCGTTGACCATAATCTGATCTTCTGCATCCTTTTCTCTACGACGGTTCATGGCGTTCATAGACGTTATGTTCGTCCGAATACCGTTAATAACCTTGTCTTTATTAGGCATATCATTAGGAACCATACCTACCGCAGCTTGATACTGAGCAAGCTCATCATCTGGGTGCATCGTCATGGCATCAGTGGCAAACTGAAAAGATAGATCTTGACTGTTCTCATCAACGGCTTTAGCAAGTATCTTATTTATCTTAGCTCTGTCTTCGGGAAGTATTTTATATTTTCCGCCTTCACCTTCAGGGAATTCAGCAAGGAGATCCTTAACGTGTTCTACATTACCGTAACTAGCGTGCAGATTAGCAGCACCTAGTATCGACTTCGACACCATCTTAGCTGCGGCTGCATCTACTAAAGGTTGGTTTTCGGGGGTAACAACACCTATCTTGAGCGCCATTGATTCTCTAGCCGATTCCTCAACTATGGCCAGGCCAGCAGTAGAAAATAGCTTCACGTCGTGGCTGTACTCAACTGCAAGGTCGCCCATATTCAAGCTGTGTTGGTCGAAGGTCTTTTCCCTTACAGTCCTGATCTGTTTTTCTGTATGAGGTATCGCCTCTCTTTGGAAATCAACCACTCTAGCTCTAGCAGATTGCTCCATTTTTCGCTTAAGTGCAGGGTCAGCATTTTGAAAACGCTCACTACTTAATAGATCAGATAAACCCTTCTCTAACCCTTGCTGTATTTCAGGAAGATTCTGAGCGGCCATCTCTCCTTGCATATTGGAGATATTAGACTTAGCTTCGATAGTGCTTTTACTCGCCTGAATGTCGTATTCTTTTTCAAGAAACTTATCGTTAATTGCTTTTCTTTTAAGCTCAAGCTCAGCTTGACTGTTAATCCGCTTTCCTAAGATATCTAAAAATCCTGTTTCAATCTTAGGAGCTTGACCTGCCTGAACCCTGTTAGTCGGCGTAGGTCGTAGCTGTGCTTTTTCCTGTCGTTGAGGGGAAGGTATATCTATCGCCATGGTTCTATCCTAGTGGAGCTATGCTTGCACCGAGTTGTAAGGCACTATTAAAGTAGCCCATGTTTTTCTGAATTTTGGCCTGGTCAATTTGACCTTGATATCGGATAACTTCTTGCTCAAAGCCTAAAGCTTCACGACTAGCATTGATCTCTGCAACCATTGCGTTATAAATTCCTGCAGCTTCTTGACCTGCAACTAATCTGCCGACACCTGCGCCTTGAACATCTTGTCCTTGAGCTGCAGCGGATATCTTGGCCATATCGCCTTGATCCCGCCCCTGTGTTTCTAATTGAAGTGCCTGTTGCTTACCTCGACTTATAGCGTCGTTTGCAGATTGATGAGCTAGAAATATGTTTGATGAAGCTGCTGCAGTAATATTATTGTATTGAGATTGAATATTCATCACATTGGCAAAAAACTTAGCTCCCGCGATTGCTGCTTGAGCCTTTTGATTTTTTTGCGCTACGTTGCTGCTATCTTTACTGTCGCCTTTATTAGTATTGGTGTCTTTGCTATTAACATCAATGTTAGGTGTATTGCTGTCCCTTTGGTCCAGCGGTCTTGTTTTTTCCATATCTGTATAGAAAGTAGGCTTAAATTCTTCAGGAGCTGAAGGACCATTTATCTCTAGGCCACCTTTAAGCTCTTGACGACTAGAAGACTTACTATCTTTTAAGTAGGTAATGTTTCCGCGAGTTGCCGAATTACTACCATTTATTGTGAACAATGCCATACTTATCCTCCGCTTACCCCTTTAGGATATACTGAAAGAACAGTCATAGGAAGGGGGTCCACTTGTTTTATTTTAGCCCGCGAATCGCGGTCATAACTACCTGAAAAGTTTACGTCTATGTGACCTGTGAAGCTCTCAGATGGTGCGTCAAAGTCTTCATTTTCTCTGAAGACTATAGGTTCCATCTTTGATACATCGTCCGCCGAAGATTGATCTGAAGCATATCCGCCCCGCGTCTTATCGAACGCAATGCCCGCCTCGTTAATTATCTTGTTCTCTGAGACTAAGGTTCTATTATCACTTGGCTCTAACGGAAGAGTCTCCATTTCAAAAACATAAGGTAAGCCTACGACTCCGTATCCAAAATAATCAGGAAGATCTAATACTCCCGCCCCACTAACAGTAAGTGTTGTAAAGGTGTCTGATGGGTTAAGAGGAGAGCTTATAACCTCGTTATCGGCAAATACCGAAACATCTTTGTTGGCCAGGTGGGTAAGTCCTGTAACTTGATTAATAGGTATTGAGTACCTTGTAGCATATCCGAGAGCTTCATAGGTACTTATCGAGAAAGTAGGTGAGTTCAATACGTTTCTTAAAACGAGAGGAACATCTGCGTTGAAGTATCCATCTACGTTAAAGGTAGAGGCTCCTCCGTTCCAATTAGGTGATCCTGTTCTAGTCCATCTTATTGTTCGAGTATATCCATCGTCGTCTTCATAGTAGAAATCTAAATAGGTAGCTGCTCCGACTGTTGTGGAGAGGTCTGTTTGTGCCCAAAGCCTCGTAGCCTCGCCTGCATCATAGCCTCCGCCTAAAGGTATGTTAATAGCGATAGGCGCTATCTCTGCAAAGCTTTCACAATAATGCCCATCAGTAGCTGTGGCAGGTGCGCCTACGGCTATGTATTCACCGCTGCTGGCCCTTGATAGTCTGGTCCCAAAATATTTAGAAGCATCTGCGTAGTTGAATCCTTCATCTAATACATCTTGCCTAGGATACATAGCTTCGATGTATCGAACACCGTCACGTATGACAGTACACATCAGCCCTTCAGTAGGTCTTTTGTTTCGGTTTATCTCGGTGGCAGATACATATTCTGAATCTGCTGAGAATCTAAAATCTGAAGGCAGGGCACATATGTCCTCTACTCTCCCTTCAGTTTCATACAGTGAGAACCCTACCGTATCTGCAGATACCTGAACCGTTATAATCTTCCCATCTCTACGAAGTACATATACGAAATCGGCGTCAGGAGTCTTCACGTACTCAAGTCGAATTAAGTCCTCTGAGAAAAAGTGATTAGACAATATACTTATTTCGTTTATCTCTGTTTGCCCTGATGAACTAACCTCTATCCGCATTATCTTAGAGTGATCTGAGTTTACATAGAAAGCTACGTTCCCTACGTTTCTAGGGGCTACGACAGGTGAGCATCCTTCGCTTGAAATTAATATAGGGTTAGGCTGAGAGGGAGTAATTACCCCCTGCTCTGTAGCTCCTGCAACCATGAATACGTCGTCTTCAGTAAATATAATTGCTCTCTCTAAAGCAAGCATATGGACAACAGATCCGCTGTACCTGACAGGGAGGTTGAACTCAAAAGCTCCTATGTCGTTATAGATTATAGGTGTGCTTAGCATTTTAAGGGAGCCAAGTTTACTTACTCCGAGTGTATTAGAATCAATCTCGTCATCTTGATAAGATATAAACAGCCTCTGTTGATACTTCATCATTCTAGTGGCAGTATATAAAACATTGAAAGTCCCGAAAGAAAGTTTACCCTCTCCCCAAAGTCTATGATCCGTTGGAGGTCCGTTTAATATATCTGCGGTTATTATAAAATCAGTAAAAGTATAGTTTTGAACTCCGGTTGTAGTTGGTACTATAGAGTCTACCAAGCCAAAAACTCCGTTAGTCGATCCACTTGCTCGATATATGTTATATCTAAAAGCCTTATCAAAATATATCCCTGTTATTGTGAACCTTGCACCGAGGAACTGATGGGGGTGTCCTGCTGCGTACACTTCAGTAAATACTGTTTTTTCCTGCCCTTCAGCATTTATTGAAGTGAGCTTATACGTCACAGGGATATCTAAAGGTGCGCTTCCTGAAAGTGATAAAGGTGTGCTGATAGTTCCTGCAGCAGCAGTAGTAGCATCTTGGGTGTCCATATTGAAAGAGCTGTTAACGTATTCATCTCCTGCACCTGTGTTTAAAGCTATGGACTGGTTGGCTATGGAAAAGGTTCCGTCTGCTTCCCCATAATGTATGCAGGTCAGATCCTCTACTTCAGTCACTTCGCCTCGTATTACTGGACCCCCAGATACAGTAGTTATGTCTGACGTTTCACTAAACTCGCGGTCATATACTAATATGCGATTGGCATAGGTTCCACCTACTACGTCGAGGAACCATCTTTCAGCAACGGATATAATTCTATCTTCGCCTGTTTCTGAATTCTTAAACCTATGAAACACCACTTTAGGGTCTTGCTTTCCGACAGGAACATATGTTTGGTCAGGGTGTTCGGCTATCATGACCATACCAGGCCGATTAGATATCCCGCCCTCTTTGCGAACAAAGCCGTTATATAGTTTAAATAATGCTGCGTTTCTGAATACTGTATCACTACGATATCTAATCGAAGGGCTGACTTCACCGTATTGAAATGATAACTGTTTACCTTCAGGCATTATCTGTTCCTTTCCCTCTCGAAAGGACTCGGAGGGTCTTTAGGGCGTGGGCTTCGACTTATATCAATAGCCATGGCCTCACCAACTCGATCATTATTCTCTTTCATAAGAAGCTGTTTGATCTGAGCATACTTACCTGTGATTAAAGAAGGAGCAATTTCCATGGCCAGGTGAGCGGCCAGGCCTTTACCAAAGTAGTTAGGTACTGCGTCATTCTCACTGATATCTTTAGTGAACTGGCAGTAAGCATCTCTAAGATCTGTATGGATCTGAATCTGCCCTGATATTAAATATTCTTTAAAATCTATAGTGTTGTCTTCATAGATATACATTCGACGATACGAATCTTTAGGGGCTATCTGACGAACCACAAGGGCGTCTGACGGCGTTCCGTAAGCATAAGCATAGCCTGAACTGGGTGAGGACTCTATGAGTAGGAGCTTTCCGTATCCTGTGGCAAAGTTCCATGGGTGTTTCTCTAAGAATTCTTGAAGTGCTATTTTATAGTGACGACGAATTACCTTGGCCTGGGCTGTGGTTTCCGTGTCGAGATCAATTACGGATTGAGTAGAACCTAAAAAGCCGAGGGCAAGATTTGCTATGTCAGTTTTGTATAGCATGACCTACCTCCGGCTTTATAATTATAAAAGGTCTTTAACTTCTTTTGCTTTTTTAGAATCTTTCGACTCA